CAAGTTCTTTTAGTGACACTACAAGAAATAATCACAAACTTGAATAACCTATTTTTTAGTAATGTTTAAATTACTTACACACTTTTCTTGACAAACCCTTTTTCTTTTTACTTATTTGCTGCTAATGTTGCTGTTACTAATATATCAGCCATCATTTCTAATTCATGAAGTCTTGTTGCTGTTGCTTCCTCAAGAGAAGTATCTCCATATTCTCTCATCACTTGTTCTTCAGTCCAATCATCTCCAGCTTCTTGCATTCTTTCGATAAATTCTTGTACTTCTTGTTTAGTCATATTTAAGACTCCTTTCTTGTTTTTTAGATTAGTAGATTTATGATAGCACGAGAACGCGATATTTACAATTAGTTTAATGAAAAAGAAATGGAGGATAATTGATATGGATAAAAATATCGAACAAGTGAAGAATTTTAGAAAGAATCGAGGCGAAAGAACGTATATAATTTATATTAATACGATAGGCTCTTATTCAGATGATTATATGAATAAATTGTTTAAATGCTTTGATAAGATAAATAATACGAAACGTATAAGACGTGGAAATTATGGGACTTTTAAAGCAAGAAAATATTCATTCATAGTAACAATGGATGAGGCTGTTGAATTAAGAGAAGCTATATATAGAAGGATTAATTTCGATCAAAAGGATAAAATTAGAATTCTTGTAGAAAATGATTACAATATGTATATTATCGATGAAGTTGATTTTTAGAATAAACGGGCTTATATCAAGCTCTTTTCTTTTTGCGCGAAATTTTCATGTTGTATTATGAGAAAAATAGAAAAGGAGATTATTAATATGAACAAAGTAGTACAAGAATTAGCAATCAAAACATTTTCAGCAGTATACAGCGTGGTAGTTACACAAATAGTATATGAAGGATTAAAAGCAGTTTGCTATAAAGTACAAGAGTCAAAAAAAATAGACTCTTTTCTTTTTTACGCGAAATTTTCATGTTGTATTATGAGAAGGAGAGCAATTGATTAGGATAGTTGAGATTGCCTTAAACATAAGTTTACGCTTGGCTTATATCCTTAGAATATATTTCCTGGTGGGAAGGGTATCTAGACGACCGATGGTTCGATTCCATCTATATTCTTTTTATTTTATCATGGGAAGGAGAAGATAAATATGGTATATTTTGTAACAATTTGTATTGGTTTTGCTTTAGGATGCTCGTTCATGTTTCTACATTATGCACCTAAAAAAGATGGTAACTTGTATGTGGTGTTTGATGAGCATAATCAGGAAGCAATCGGAGGAATTGAGTTTTCGAAGAATGCCAAAGATATCATGAATTCAAAATATGTTTTATTAGAAGTTCAAACACGCAATATAAACAACGACTAGTATGAGGAGGAATAATTATGTTAAATAAAGAACAAAATGAACAAGAACAAAAGATTAAGGAGAAACTCTTAAATGAAATGAATGCGTGGGATGCAAGTAGCGATAGGTACAGCGTGGCACTTGACAATTACACAAAATTTGAAAGCATGGAAAGGCAACGTGATAAAGATAAAAAAGATAGAATTGAAAAAAATATTCACAGTTGTATTGACCATGCGATTAAAATTGCTGAAATTGTCGTGCCGGTATGTATTTATGCTACTATTTGCAATAACGGATTCATTGTAGAAAAAGATGGGGTCATTCGATCAAACATTCTTGAATCGATGATTAAAGATTTTCCAAAATTATTCAAATTTAAAAATAGATCGTAACACACGGTCTATTTATTTTTAGGAGGTTATATGTGAGGTATCATTTTTCTACATCAAGGCAGACTTCAATGTATGGTATAAAATACGCTTGTAATCATCCATTGTATAGTTTTTGTACTTTATTCAAAATAGGCGATAGAGGCATTGCTGTCATTCAACAAAGATTTGATCCTGATACAAAAACGACATGGTGGAGCGATATTGATACAGAACTTCAAGACGAAATATATTTAAATACAAATTTTAAAAACTATTTTGATAAAATTGGAGCATTGCAAAACGAGAAAGGCTTCTACCCCACAGTTACAGTACGTCAAATAATGTGGGCGTTAAAAATGAAGCCATTGAAGAAAGAGCCTTGGGAAACCGTATTTGATAGAAAGAGTATTTAAATCATACGCAAAAAAAATCGTCCCTATTATGAGGTGATAAAAATGAACAATTTAATATTTAAAGAGTCTTTTGACTGGGATAAGAGATTTACTAATGATGAAAAGTCTACCAAACATTGCAAAGAATTCTATGAAGGAATTTTGATTGGAGCAGGAGTTTGCTTGATTACTGGTATAGTTTTAGCAGTAGTAAATACGCTATAGAGTCGAGAGACTCTTTTATTTTTTTTAAGTTAGGAGAGAAAATATGAAGAACAAACAATTATTAGAAAATATTATTGATAATTCGAAGATATTTTTAAAGAATAATTCTTCAGTTTTATTAACAATTGGAGCAACGGTTGGCGTTGGACTAACTATCATTTCAACTACGAAGGCAACAATAAAGGCTGTTGAAATTTATAATGAAATTGAGGTTGATAAAAAAAGAAAACCAACTCGTAAAGAAGTTGTTTTAAATACTTTTCCAGTTTATATTACACCATTCTTATTATGTTCAGCGACATTAGCTTGCATATATGGTATGAAATATTTGGACAAGAAAAAACAAGTTAGCTTGCTGAGTGCATATCAACTAGTTAACTCAACATTTAATGACTATAAAAATAAAGTTAAGCAAACATATGGTGAAGACGCTCATAAAAAGTTATTAGATCAAATTTATATTGAACATGCCGACAAACAACTTGTATATGCTCAAAATTTAACAGGAGAAGATGTCTTATTACCAGATGACGATGGAGAAATAAAAACATTCTATGATCAATTTGGTGATAGATTTTTTCAATGTACAATGGAACAAGTATTGCAAGCTGAATACCATATTAATAGAAACTTTTCCTTGAGAGGAGAAGCCTCAGTTAATGAATTTAACTTATTTTTAGGATTAGCACCAACTGATGATGGGGATATGCTAAATTGGTCAATGGAAGATGGTTTCACTTGGATTGATTTTGATAATCGTAAGGTAACTATGGATGACGGTTCATGCTTTTATGCCATTGAGATGCCATTTGAACCTAATCTAATGTTTTAGCGCATTATTTTCATGCACTAATATGAGGAGGAATAGTTATGAAAGAAGTAATTGAAAAACATGGGTATCAAATTTTAAGTATTGCCGGACTTGCTTTAGCAGGATTAGGACAATTGTTAAAAGACAAGGCTAGCGATATTGAACTTGAAAAACTTGTTGAGCAAAAAGTTAAAGAAATTAACTCGAAATAGAAAGATCTATTATTTAGGTCTTTTTATTTTTTGCGCGAGATTTTCATCTTGTATTATGAGAGAGAAAGACAATTAACACTTGTCATGAGATCAAGAATTCGTCCCCGAATTTGGAAGTCTCTTTCTCTTTATTTTTTTAGAAAAGGAGAGATAAAAAATGAAAGAGGTACGTTTACCAAAAATTAAAAAGGTTATTTCAAAATCAAATCCTAAGTTATTGGTAGCAATTGGTATTGCTGGTTTTGCAACAACTGCAATATTAACTGGGAAAGCCACTATTAAGGCTAATGAACTAATTCTACAAAAGAAAGAGGAATTAAACACGGAAAAATTAGATGCAAAGGAAACAATTAAAACAGTGTATAAATGTTTTGTTCCGCCAATGGTATCTGGAATTCTTTCAACTGCATGCATATTGGGAGCTAATTCTATTCATGCTAAAAGAACTGCAGCTTTAGCTACCGCATATCAAGTTGCACAAGTTGGAATTAAAGAATATAAAGATTCAGTTGTGGAACTAATTGGAGAGGAAAAAGAAAAACAAATTGCTAAACGAACTGTTGAAAAGAAAGTTCAAAAAGTAGAAAAAATCGATAAACCGACTTGTGATATCGATTTAAACAAAAACGATTTGGTTTTATGTTATGACGTATTTGCAGGAAGAGGATTTTATTCAAATAAAAATAAAATTATGGCAGCTGTCAATGAAGTCAACTCAAAGATTTATCATGAAAATAGTGCAAGTCTTAACTATTTTTATGAATGTGCTGGAGCAAAGCCAAGTGAATTGGGAGAATTAATGGGGTGGAATACGTCATTTAGAAGAATCAATGTCGACATTTATGGCGATGTGACTAAAGAAGGTGTCCCTTATTTAGCCGTAGAATTCAATCGAAATTCATTACCACAATATGATTATGATTTAGGTTGGTAAGCGCGAAAAAAACATTTTATATTATGAAAAAATAGAAAAGGAGATTTTAATATGAACGAATTACAAGATTTAGAACAACAAGAAATGGAAGTAGAAACTACTGAAGAACCAATCGATGAATATGTCATCGAAGAAGTTGAATCAAATGATTTACCAGAACCAGTTGATGTTGAATCAGATGAAGAAGGAACAGAACTAAGTAAAGTTACAGTTGCTTTAGCAATCAGTGCAGGAGTAGCAATTGGAGCTGGACTTTATAGAGGTTTCAAACATTTGAAAAACAAATATACTGGTAAAGAAATCACGAAACCAGCTTTTAGAAAAAGATTAAGATTGGTTACAGTAGATGAAAACGGAAATATTGTTGATCCAGAACAACCAATTAACTAAAACTATTTTTAAAGACAGATATCTTATGCAAGGTATTTGTCTTTTTCTTTGAAAGGAGCACACATAAATGGCTGATAAAAAAATAAAAAAAATTGACTGCCAAGTTGAAGTAAAAAAGAAAAATGAAATTAGCAAACTGGCTGACATTTTCTTCAAAGAAGATTTAATAAGTGTTAAAAATCACGTATTAAAAGAAGTTATCTTACCTTCAATAAAAAAAGCATTAGCTGAAAGTGGAAAAACAGCAATTGATATGATTTTTTATGGAGAAACAAGATCATCTTCAAAAAAATATTCGAACAGATATAAAACTTATGATGATTATTATAACTCAAATGATAACACGGTAATTGTATCTGATAGAAAAAGCAGTTTTACAGGACATGTATATTCTTGTGATGACATTATTTTTAAAAGCAGGGCTGATGCAGAAGACGTTTTATCAGAGCTTTTAAATATTGTAAGACAATATAATATCGTAACTGTTAGCGAATATTATGGAATTATTCAACAACCGACAACGTATACAGATGAACGCTATGGTTGGAACAATTTGGATAATGCAAGAATTGTTAGGGTAAGAGATGGGTATATGATTAAATTGCCAAAAGCCTTACCAATTGATATGGATTAGAAAGAGAGGAAAAAGAAATGAAAATTAATAAAGAATTAGTAACAAATAAATTGAATAAACTAGCAGTAAAAGCTAGTAAAAAAGCTCCAACAGTATTAGTTGTTGGAGGAATTTGCGGAGTTGCTGTAAGTACAGTACTAGCTTGCAAAGCAACTTTAAAAGTAAATGAAGTATTAGAAGAAGCTAAACAAAATATCGATAATGTGCACAAAGCATTAGAAGATGAATCAATTTCAGAAGAACAATATTCCAAAGCTGATTCAGTAAAAGATTTAGCAATCACTTATAAAGATTTAGGTATCAAATTAGCTAAACTATACGGACCTGCTGTTTTAATCGGAACAGTATCATTAGTAAGTATTGTATATTCTCATAATTTATTAAAGAAAAGAAACGCTTCATTAGTGGCTGCGTATGCAGTGTTAGATGCTTCTTATAAACAATATAGAAAAGGTGTTAAAGAAGTATTTGGTGAAGATGTTGACAAAGGATTAGAATTAGGCATCGTTAGAAAAAATAAAAATTTTAAAGAAAAAGAAGTTGCTGAGAAACCATATGTGATTGATCATACATTACTAAAAGAAAATGTAAGTGATGAATACAAGATTATTTTTGATGAAGGCAATAGAGGTTGGGAAAATGATCATTATTACAATATGTGCCACTTAGAAGCACAACAATCTTACGCAACAACTTTATTGCAAACAAGAGGGTATTTATTTTTAAATGAAGTCTATGATTTAATCGGACATGAAAAAACTAAACAAGGGCAATTAATCGGATGGTTCTATGATCCTAACGACCCAACAAAACAAAACTATGTTGATTTTGGATTAGATGAATTCAGAAAATATTATGAAATGGCAACAAGAGATGAAGCTTCTGAACATCCAGCAGGCATTGTTATGCATTTTAATCCTGATGGATATATTTTGGATTTAATCTAAGAAAGGAATGATTTATATGACAGTATTTTATACTTTAGCAACACTCTCTGGACTATGTTTCTGGGGAGGGGTTGCAGTATTAAAAGGCGGTAATCATCATGGATAGGATTGATATGACTGTATCAGTTTTAGATAACATATTAAACTCAAAAAGAAAAAGACATATTGCTGGCGGTATTTTACTAAGTGTTTCGTTATTATTCGGAGGCTTAGCATTTACTGCCTTAAGTATAGGAACGGAGGATGAAGACGGTGAATAGAGGGTTAAGTGCTTTTTGTTCATTTTTAGTTGGTGCCGGGTTAGGCGTAACAATTGCGTGGCATTTTGCAAAGACTAAATATGAAAAAATTGCTGATGAAGAAATTGAATCAATGAAAAAAGTGCTTTTAAAAGATAAAGAAAAAGATAATGAAAACAGTGAAAAGAAAAAGAATATTTCAAAAGTAGATGAAATCGTTAATAAAGAAGGTTATAAAGTACAATCAACTAATTACGCAACTGTTTATAACGAAAAAAAAACTCAAAAAAATGATGCAGAATCATATATTCATCCTATTCCATCTGACGAATTCGGTTTAGAAGAAGAATATGATGTAATTACTTTGATATATTTAGTTGATGGAGTCTTAATTGATGATATGGATGCTGAAGTTGGAAATATCGAAGAAAAAATTGGAGCAGATTTCGCTAAATATTTTGAAGAAACTAACGGAGACACTATCTACTTCAAGAATGATAAGTACAAAGCTTACTATGAAGTTGTGCAAGATGACAGAAGTTTTGATCAGGTACGTTAATGATTGATAAATATTTTGAATGGCTATTTGAAATAGCTACAAATGATAAAACTCGCAGATATAGAGAACTCTGTGAGTTTTTGTTTAGCAAAGATTTTTATTACACAAACGAATACGATGCAAACCGAGTAGGAGATGGTCTCAATTTAAGAGAACGATTTATAGATGAGCATCGTATGTCGCTTATGGATATGCAAGCTTTGAGAGGTTTCAGATGTAGTGTACTCGAAATGATGATTGGATTAGTTTTAAGATGTGATGAAACAATCATGCGAGATGCTTCACATGGGGATAGAACATCACTATGGTTCTACAAAATGATATGCAGTCTTCATTTGGATATGATGGATGATACTCATTTCGATGAAGATTATTGCGACGTTGCTATTGAAAGGATGTTAAATAGGCAATATCTTCCTAATGGTGACGGCGGTTTATTTACAGTACGTAAACAAAATGTTGATATGAGAAAAGAAGAATATTGGTATCAAGCTATGATTTTCTTTAATGAATATCTTAGTTTTGATTAGGGGGTGTTTGGAATATGCTAGACTTTTTATTAATTTCAACTCGCTCTCCCAAAAAAGGCATTACTGAGATTTATCCTAAATTTATTGCGAAAGATTCATCGGATTTAATGATTCGTGGTGGGGACTTCTATGCGATTTACAATGAAGAGACTCAGTTATGGTCAACAAAAGAAAATGATGCAGTTAGACTGATTGATAAAGAGCTAGATAAATTTGCAAAAGAAAATGAAGCAAATATATCGGACTCTATTAGAGTTTTACATTTATGGGATACCGACAGTGGTATGATCGATAAATGGCATAAATATTGTCAAAAGCAAATGTGGGATCAATATAAGTTATTAGACGATAATCTTATATTTTCTAATATGACAATAACAAAAGAAAGCTACGCAAGCAAGAAATTAAAATATCCTTTAAAAGAAGGACCTTACAAAGCTTTCGACACACTTATAAGTAAATTATATTCTCCTGAAGAAAAGCGAAAAATAGAATGGGCTATTGGAGCTATCGTGTCAGGAGAATCAAAATTTATTCAAAAATTTATGGTTTTATATGGTTCTGGTGGAACGGGTAAATCAACCATGCTTAGAATTATAGAAAAACTCTTTGAAGGGTATTGCGATTCATTTGATGCTAAGGCGTTAGGGCAAAACGGTTCATCATTTGCGTTAGAGGCATTTAAATCAAATCCTTTAGTTGCTATTCAAGACGATGGCAACTTATCGAAAATTGAGGATAATACGCGTTTGAATAGTTTAGTGTCTCACGAAACGATGAGAGTTAATGAAAAATACAAATCAACATACTCGGCAAGCTTTAGAAGTTTTTTAATTCTAGGTACAAATAGTCCCGTAAAAATAACTGATGCTAAATCAGGTTTAATCAGACGTTTGATTGATGTTACGCCGACAGGTGAAAAATTTCCTGTGAAAGAATATAACAAACTTATGCAACAAATTGATTTTGAATTAGGCGCAATTGCTTATCATTGCTTACAAGTATTCAATGAGGACCCTGGATATTATGATAGCTATATTCCATTGTCTATGTTAAGCGCAACGAATGATTTTTATAATTTCGTTGAAGACTCTAGATTCACTTTCGAAGAAGAAAACGGTGTTAGCTTACAAAGAGCATGGGATATGTATAAAAATTATTGTGAAGAAGCAAATGTCCAATATAAAAAATCAAAACGTATATTTCAAGAAGAATTGAAAAATTATTTTAAAGAGTTTAAAGAAAGATACACCTTAGCTGATGGTACACGTGTTAGATCGTATTATTACAACTTTATAAAAGAAAAAATAGATGGTGGCACTTTTAAATCTGTCGATTCAAATACTAGTCAAGAATCATGGATTAATCTAAAAAATCAAGCATCTATTTTTGATAAAGAGTGTAGTGAATGTCCAGCACAATATGCATCAGCAGACGAAACTCCACAAAATGGTTGGGATTTTGTTAAGACGACTTTGACCGATATCAATACAAATAAGTTACATTATGTACGAGTGCCATTAAACCATATTGTAATAGATTTTGATATTCAAGATGAAAATGGAGAAAAGTCACTTGAATTAAACCTAAAGGCCGCTCAAGATTTTCCGCCAACATATGTTGAAACCAGTAAAAGTGGTAAAGGACTTCACTTACATTATATTTATGAAGGTGACGTGTCTAAATTAGATACGAAATATAGTGATCATATAGAAGTTAAAGTATTCAATGGTAAGAGCTCACTGAGAAGGAAATTACTTCTATGCAATGCGCTAGCAATAGCAACCATCAGTTCAGGTTTACCTTTCAAAAAGGAGAAACCAATGATTGATATTAAGACGGTTAAAAGCGAAGAAAAAATCAGAGAATTAATTAAAAACAATTTTAAAAAACAATATCATCCGGGTACAAAACCCAGTGTTGATTTTATTTATAAAATTCTAGAGGATGCCTACACCAGTTGCTTACATTATGATGTGTCTGACATGTATGATGAATTATATTCTTTTTGTTTAGGAAGCACTCATCAAAGAGAATATTGTCTAGACATGTTAACAAAAATGAAATTAAAATCGGATGAACCATCAGATTCTATTAATAATGATGAAGCACCGCTTGTATTCTTTGACTGCGAAGTATTTAGTAATTTATTCGTATTGAATTGGAAACTTGCAGGAAAAGATAAAAAAGTTATTAGAATGATTAATCCTAAACCAGCTGAAGTAGAAAAGTTACTCAATTTTAGATTGGTAGGTTTCAACTGCAGAAAATATGACAATCATATTGTCTACGCTCGGCTATTAGGATGGAACAATAGAAAGTTATACGAACTATCACAAAAACTAGTATCTGATGATAAAGAGCTAGCTAGAGCTGCAAGATTTGGAGAAGCGTATAATTTATCCTATACTGATATTTATGATTTCTGTAGTAAAAAACAATCTTTGAAGAAGTGGGAAATTGAATTAGGCATCCACCATCAAGAATTGGGATTACCTTGGGATAAGCCAGTTGCTGAAAATTTATGGGAACTTGTTGCTGAATATTGTGACAATGATGTTAGAGCAACTGAAGCGGTATTCTATGCTAGAGAAGCAGACTTTAGTGCAAGAGAAATCTTAGTAGATATCGTTAAGAAGATGCATGGCATTGACAATATTTCTGTTAACGATACAACAAATACTTTATCTACAAGGATTATATTTGGTAAAAATAAATCACCTCAGAATCAATTTAACTATCGAGACTTAGGGAAAGTATCAAATGAGGATTATATTGTAGATGGTTTTGATGAATATACGAGATTCAATAAACATCATCAACCGGTATTTCCTGGATATGAATTTTCATTCGGTAAATCATATTATCGAAACGAATTGGTAGGAGAAGGTGGTTATGTTTATGCTGAACCTGGAATGCATGGAAATGTGGCGCTATTAGATATCGCATCGATGCATCCTTCGAGCATTATCGCAGAATTGTTATTTGGAGAGTTATACACAAAGCGTTTTCAAGATATTAAAGACGCAAGAGTTGCTATCAAACATAAGGACTATGATACAGCAAGAGGAATGCTAGATGGTGCTTTAAATCCATATATTGATATGATTATCGATGGTCAAATAAGCAATGGCGATTTAGCTCAGGCATTAAAGATTGTTATAAATTCAATTTATGGATTAACTAAAGCAACATATAACAACGAATTTAAAGATCCAAGAAATATTGATAATATTGTCGCAAAAAGAGGAGCTTTATTTATGATTAACCTAAAACATGAAGTTCAAAAACGTGGATATACAGTCGCTCATATTAAAACTGACTCTATCAAAATACCAGATGCTGACAACGATATTATTAAATTTGTGATGGACTACGGTAAGCTATATGGATATGTATTTGAGTTTGAAGCTGTGTATGACAGAATGTGCTTAGTTAATGATGCCGTATATATTGCTAAATACAAAGATCCAGCAGGATGTAAAGCTTTATTTGATTATATTCCTGGAGAAAATGAGGATCATGCCGAAAGTCCATGGACTGCGACTGGTACTCAATTTGCCGTGCCATATGTATTCAAAACATTATTTAGTCATGAACCTATCGAATTCAGTGATATTTGTGAAACTAAATCAGTTGGTAAAGGTACTATCTATTTAGACATGAATGAAAATAAAACAGAATTTATCTTTAATACTGAAAATTCAATAAGAGATAAACGCAAATTAATTACGAAATTAAAACGCAAAAATCACGCTAACCCACAAATTACTGTTTTAGAAAGTGAAATCGAGCAATTATCAGATGAATTAGATAAAGCGCATAATTATATTTTCGTTGGAAATGTTGGATTATTCTGTCCTGTTCGAGAAGGTTGCGGTGGTGGAGTATTATATCGTTTTAATGAAAATAAATATTATGCTGTTACTGGAACAAAAGGCTATAGATGGTTAGAAGCTGAAGTGGTTAAAGCAAATCATAAAGAGACTTGCATTGATACATCGTATTATGATGTTCTGGTGGATAAAGCATCGAAGGAAATTAGAAAATATGGTGATTTAGATTGGTTTATATCTGAAGAACCTTATATTCCAAAAAATATTCTTCCTGTTAATAATGCGCAAAATTTACAAAGTGTATTATGAAATGGAGGAATTAAGTATGTTAAAAATTAAAGAATCTTTAAAAGAAAAAATTGTAAATTGCAAGGAAGGAGTTAGCGACTTTTATGAAGAAAATAAACTTGGAATAGCTTATGCGGCTGGTATATTTGCAGGAGCTACAATAAGCTTTGTAGGGTTTACTATCGGACATAAACAAGGAGTTAAAAACTATGAACTAGCTTTATACAATAAAATCATTGAAGAAACAATTAAAGAAACAACTAAATAATTCATTAGAAATAGAGATCAAACATGGTCTCTATTTTTGTTTTAGAAAAAAAAAGAAAGAAGAGGAAAGAAAAATGAGAATTGAATTTAAAGAAAACAATGGAAGAGAATTAGTAAGCGTAGAAGATGGTAGAGTCGCTTTAAAAAACTTTAGAGGGGATAAATTTGGTAATGGTGGAAAACGTTCATTCTGTTTAGTTATTCCAACTGAAGAAATCAAAGATGAATTAATCAAAAGAGGATGGAATGTAAGAATTAAACCACCATTCCATGAAGGCGAAGAACCATTTATGTATTTACCTATTAATATTAATGATTTCAGAGATGATGGAAGAGGCCCTAATGTTTATATTAAATCAGGAAGTAATCCTTTATATAAAGTTGAATCAAATAACAGATTAGATAGTTTACAAGATATGAGCATTGCTGGGGTGGATTTATATTTTAGACCTTATGACAATCCTGACAGAGGAACTCGTACTGCTTGGGCTCAAAGTGTAAAAATTTATCAAAGAATCACTGACCCTTTCTATGAAGATTATGAAAATGAAAACCATAAAGATCCAAGTGACTTTGATGGAGAAGCATTTTAAAGGTAATCATTATGGACGGTACTGAATTATATAAAGAAGTATATTTTGATAAATATTGTAAGAATTGTAAACATACAAAGCGCGAGGATTGGAAAGATCCTTGCCATACATGTTTATCGATTCCTTGCAATATAGATTCACACAAACCATTAAATTATGAGGAGGATAAAAATGATTAATTATATTATCACGTTTATCGTTTGCAATCCATTTGCCATGTATTCAACATGCATTGGAATAAGTTTATTGGCTATTTTAATTGGCGCAAAACATATTAAAAATATTTTGAAGGAGTAAATGCTATGAGCAAAGAAGAATTAATGAGACAGTTATTAAATTATTATCAGTCTTACAAATTTAGTCCAAATCCTATTCTAAAAAAACATATTAGAAAATTAGAATTAGAACTAGCTAAAAAATTGGAAGTTGATTCGTTATGAGTGTAGGCTTATACGATTTCCAATTAGAAGCAATATCAAAGATGCATAATGGTTGTATATTATGTGGTGGTGTTGGGACTGGAAAATCTAGAACTGCTTTAGGGTATTATTATAAAGAAAATGGTGGAGATCTGACATCAGACAATTATATTCCGATGAATGACCCACCACAAGATTTATATATTATCACAACTGCACGAAAACGTGATACACATGAATGGCTTGGGGACATGACACCATATTTGCTATCAACAGATGAAAAAGTTAATTTATATTCTAATAAAGTCGTTGTTGACTCATGGAATAACATTGAAAAATATAAGGACATTACCAAGTCCTTTTTTATTTTTGATGAGCAAAGAGTAATTGGATATGGTAAGTGGTCGAAAACATTTATCCATGTTGCTAAGCACAACAATTGGATATTATTGAGTGCAACACCAGGGGACCAATGGTCTGACTATATTCCTGTATTTATTGCAAACGGATTTTATAGAAACAAATCGGAATTTATCAACGAACACGTTATATATTCTAGATTTACAAAATATCCAAAAATCGATAGATATATGGGTGTATACAAATTAAATAAATTAAGAAACCAATTGCTTGTTGATATTTCAGTCGAGAGACATACTGAGCCTCATCATATTTATGTTAGGCATAGCTATGATATTAAACAGTATCGTAACGCTTTGAAAAATAGATGGGATCCATATAAGAACGAGCCTGTAAGTAATCCAAGCTCAATGTGTTATATTTTAAGAAAAATAGTTAATTCTGATGAATCTAAGCAGGTTGCGTTACTTGAAATCATGGAAAAGACGCCAAGAGCGATTATATTTTATAACTTTAATTATGAATTAGAGATATTAAAAAACTTAGATTACGGAGACGATTATAAAATAGCTGAATGGAATGGACGCGTGCATCAAGAAATACCTGACAGTGATAAATGGGTATATTTAGTTCAATACACTGCAGGATGCGAAGGATGGAATTGCATTAAAACAAACACAATTATATTTTTTAGCCCAAATTATTCTTATAAGGTTATGACACAAGCAAGTGGACGAATAGATAGATTAAATACTTTATACCATGATTTATTTTATTACCATTTACAAAGTAGTAGCAGTATTGATTTGGCCATTAGGAGAGCTTTAGATACTAAAAAAGAATTTAATAAGAGAAAATTTACAAATTGGTAAGAAGAGGAGAATTGAAGAATGAGTTTAGAATACGATAATTATTTAAAAGAGCATAAGGCTAATGTTGAGGCGGCATTAGTTTGGCTTCAAGACAATTTACCTGAAGTATTGAATTATAAAGATGAAGAAGGAAATGATTTTGATTGGGAATGGCAAATCGTTTTGAAGCATGATGTTAGCAAATCAGATCCTGAAGAATATGATGCATATGACAATTATTTCTATAGAAACAAATCATTTGAAAATACGCGAAATTTCAATTTAGCTTGGCTACACCATATCCATGTAAATCCACATCACTGGCAATATTGGGTATTAATTAATGATGAACCTAAAGAAGGAACTATCTGTTTAGATATGCCTTACAATTATATTATTGAAATGATTTGCGATTGGTGGTCATTTAGCTTTAAAACTGGTAACTTATCGGAGATCTTTAATTGGTACGATAAACACAAAGCTCATATTTTGTTAAGTAATGATACTCGTGAAATAGTTGAAGATATTTTAGGTAAGATTAGACAAAAAGTCGAAGGTGTTGTTAGATAATGTGGAAAGCGGTTTTAACAATATTTAGTTTATTTTGGATTGGAATACAATTGACATATTTAGAGGCAGACAGCAGATACGCTTTGGTATTTTTGATAGGTGATGTGGCATTAGGTTTGTCTCTTTTTATTATAACGTGGTACCAAGAGATAGAAAATATAGAAAAGAGGAGCAATAAAAATGAAAAAAGTAAATTTTAATTCAATAGTAAAAGTTAAATTAACAGTTTTTGGAAAAGATGTTTATTATCATAAAGATGATGAATTGATTTTAAGAGGTTTTAAAAATATTACACCAAAAATGCCGAAAGAAGATGCAGGAGGATACACAAGTTTTGCATTACATGAATTTATGAAATTATATGGAACTTATTTATATCCAGATTGTAGTAAAGGGAATGTTGTAAAAGATATTTCCTTTTACTTTGAAGATGCCGATGTTGAAAATGCAGATAATATGTATGAGCCTTTATATACATTAATAAATAGTAAGAATCCATCGTTTAATCTTTGGCGTTCTAAATTTGGTTATTGTGAATCGTTCCCAAAGGAAGTCGACCCAAATAATAGAGTTTTATGTGATTTTGGAGGATATTTAGATGAGTAGCATTGATGAAGAAAAGATTAGAAAATTAAATAGAATTAATAATGATGTGAAAACTGCAAAACACATGTGCGATGCTTTAAAAAAATATTCTGGAAATAATAAATATACAGTAAAAATTGACATTTATTATGAATCTTGCGGTTTTCATACATGTGATTCGATTAGTGAAATTGATGCTAGAGCGATATTAGCATCTTTATTAATACAAAAAGAAGAATTAGAAAATGAAATTAAAGAAGAGATTAAAAATGAATGTTAATATCAATCCTACCAAGACAGATGAAACTGTGATACAACCAGAATCTAATCTTTATAGCGCTATTGAAACATGTGCTGAATATGGAAGTATAGCTATCATACCAATAGGTTTTATGTATTTTGGTTATAAATTGACAAAATTACTGAGTGAAAAAGATAAAGGAGAAATTAAAAAAATGAAGGAATTTAAAAATATAACTGAAACTAATGTAAATATACTATTAAACTGTTTAGAAAAAAATAAAATTAATTGTGGCGTGACCGCTGGGCCTATTATGAAATACGTCTATTTTCAAGATATTGAAAGTAAAAAAAATATTTATGCATTTATTTATGCTGATGAATCACATGCCGCAAAAGAATATACAGTTTACGATGCACTATCATATATTTCCGCAGATGCTATGCGATGGTACCCAGTTATATGTAAACTTGAGGAACATATTATTAATAAGGAACGTGAAAAACTTAGCGAAAAAGATAAAGAATACATTGTTGCACGTTTTAAAGGAATAATAGGTCATGATGTATTAGGCAAAAAAATGTCTATACATAATCCTAACATCGATTATATCGAGTTTATTTTAACTAAGTTAACTCGTCGTGATATTTTAGAACAACTTGCAGAAGAAGCTAGTGAAGTGGCGGACGTTGGGAATAGTATTTCACATTTTGGAAATGTCGTCGCTAAAGATTCGAATAAATTAATTAGATCATCTGAAGATACGAATAACCTTACACCAGAAGAACCAAAAAAAATCAATAATTATATTAATCATTGCGTTAACGAGATTTATAAGTATAGAACTATAAACTTAGAAGAAGAATGCGGTGATTTAAACATGTGTTTAGATTTATTGCATCATATTGATGATGGCGAACCAATTGAAAAATTTCATACTTTAGATAATCATAAATGGAAGCGCTGGGCTGAACGTTTAGGATTTATTAGTTTTTAGGAGGTAAGAGAAGATGACGTTTGAAGAATTTAAAGAATTTTTAGAAAAGAATCATATTGATATTGATATTTCTCTTAATAGATATCTCGGTATTTTAACGGGTAAGTTTTATATTGATGATAATCATATTCTTGAAACCTATGAGGTTAAAAGTGGATCCGATAGCATTTATGGAGCTAATCATGATAAATTAATTGATACTTATATATCCCTTCTTGCTAAAAAAGTGAAACTTAAAGATGTTCGTGATGTATTAGTTTCAGTATTAGCTGGCGATTCAGAACCTGATGACTATGAAATTTGTGAAGTTGAGAGTTCTAAAAAAGAAGATAATTCTGCAGGACCTATCATTACAGGTAGTATTAAAATGCCTTCAATCCGTGAAGAAACATTAGATGCTGCTAAAAAATGTGTCATGGGCGATAGGGAACAAGATTACGGTACTCCTGAATCTAACTTTGCTACTATTGCTAGTTTCTGGTCTGATTATTTAGATACGGATATTTCAGCTCAACAAGTAGCAGACATGATGATTCTAATGAAGATTTCAAGAATTAAAAATGGTGGTGGAACTGGTGATAGTTATGTAGATATTGCTGGTTATGCCGCTTGTGGTAATGAGCTTTTGAATAAAACGCAAAAAAAAATCGTCTCTATTATGAGGTGGATTACTTATGATAAAAATAGAATATAGTAGAGATGGCGTACCAAAAGACGTACGATATAGAGAAGAGTTTAACAATGACTCTTCTTTTTATTACGCGAAACATGCAACTTATATAATGAGAAGTAGATAGCTTATGTGTGAAAGCGCCTGACTAACCCTCGGGAGAGACCGACTCAAACTCGGTTCTATTTCTTTTTATTTTATTAAAGAAAAGGAGAAAAAGATTATGAAAATTAAATTTGGAGATTTGGTTAGAGTAGATGGAAGCGCAACTGAAGAGATTATTGTTAAATCTGCGTTACCAAATAAAGCAAAAGATATTTTAATTGGAGGAGGAATGACATTAGTAGGGGTAGTCTATTTATGCTATACGGCATTTAAAAATGGTGTTGATGAAACTGCAAAAGCAGAGCAAAGAGCTTGTAAAAATGCAGGATATTTAAATGAAGAAGGTTGGGTTGCAGTCATTATATCTGATTTAGCAAAACAACTTAGAGGAGAAGAATAATGGATAATTTAATAACTATATTAAGTTCTATTATTGTAATAGTCGGGCTTTTATTTGTGGTATGTCTTGGGTGGGGCATATCTTTTTCTTTTGGTAAAGCAGTAGGTATTTGGGCAGGAATAACGCTAATTAGTATTGTTAAGAAAATTATATTTAGTTGATTGGAGATGATTAATATGTTTGAAGAGTTACCAAAAATAAATAAAAAATTGATTATGTCTGTGGATAAATGTACTGAAGATTTGGATTTCTTACGCCAGCAAATGGATGCTATATGTGAACGGGCAAGCTTTGAAACAAATCAAAAAATTCTAGAAGAGATATTTAAATTTACTAATTATGAGGTCAATTTAAATAACTACGTGGCTTTATTGCTTAGCAGAACTTTGTTAATTGAGGAGGCTGTGAATACAGGTTGTAGGTATTTGCATGTTTATTTCCGTGGAGAACATTTAATGAATATTAGAGTAACATCAGAGCTTCTTTGCCCTAGAGGAACTATTAGGGATAAAGTTGGATGCCAATATATAACAAAAATTCATGTTGAAAAATAAAGGAGAGTGTATGTTATGGAGGATAAAGTTGATGCTCTTATAAAGCAATTAGGATGGTGTAAAAAAATAGATAATGGAATAACCTTGAAATATTTCAAAGGAATCCGAGAAGGTGATTATATATATTATTATGCAGTTACTATTAAAGATGGAAAAATAAAAACTAGCGGTGTGGTAAGTAAGCATTATTGCCTAATAGAACCTTTGGAGTATGAATTATCAGAGAAAGAATCATTATTATTCGAATTGATAAGAGCTTATCAAGAGATAAGGATTTTGAAAAAGGAGAGATAAAGATGGATGTATTAAATGAATGGTTAAAAGAACATAGGAATGTTGAAACAATTATGGATGGCATTAAACGAGATTGTGTTATCGAGAGAATTGTATGTAAGGATGGGTATAGCTTTTCTTGTCAAGTTAATGAGTATGCTTATTGTAATCCAAGAAAATCTGGTGCGTACCCATATTCTAGTGTTGAAATAGGATATCCTAGTGAAAAGGATACGATAATAAACAGTTATGCTGAAGATAGTAAAGCTGAAAAAAATGAAGAAGGTTACGTCGATACTGTCTACGGCTATGTGCCAGTCCAAACGGTTATTAAATTAATCAAAAAACATGGCGGATTTAAAGACGGTCCTAGTAAGGCTGATATTGATATTTTGGAAGCGGGTTATAAATTAATCGAACCGGGTGCTGATGGTCACTTAACTTATCTTAAACATATTAATGACAATAAGATGCGAGTGATTGATATTAGCAAAAAAGGTTACAGAGTAGCATGCTATAGTAAACATATTATTGGTTCTAGTAAAGTTGTAACTATGACTAAAGCTGAAAAAAGATTGTTTAATGCTAAGTTAGAAGATTTAGGAAAAGAATCTAGACGTGACATGATTCGTAAAATGGATCCGGATGTTCGATTCGATAAACGCAACGGATGCCCATATCATTATAGTGAACCAAACTTATGTATGTATGGCGAAGGGGATGTTCCTGATGATTGGGAAAAGAAATGTGAAGAATAAAAAGGAGAAAGAAAATGAAAAATAAAATTTATGTAGTTTATGGTAAAACATATTATGGCGGATATGGGTCGTACGTAGGATTATTTGGTGTATTTTCATCTAAAAATTTAGCAGAAAAAGCTAAAACAAAAATAGTTAAAGAACTATTTGAGAAAAATAAAAATGATAATTGGACAACTGTAACATCAATAGATGACATTCATGTTTATATTGAAGAGATTGAAGAAGATAAGTTTCTTAATATAGGATTAGGCGGTTACGCTGAATAAAAAGGAGGAAATAAAAATGAACATGTATGAATGGGCTAAAAAAGAAGTAGAAATCGCTTGTAAAAAAGAAAATCCAGAAAGAAAAGACGGAGAATTTGATTACGGATGTGCTTGCTATCAAAGTGCACTAAAAGCATTCAAATCTTTAACTGAAGATGGTCACTCTGGAATGAGTATTGGAATTACTAAAAATATTTTAAATAGAATGATTGATTGTAAACCATTAACGCCTATTGAAGATACTGAGGATATTTGGAGTGTAGAATCTTATAGAAATGATGAATTGGATTTTACATCATACCAATGCTCTCGCATGTTTTCTTTATTTAAATATGTTTATGATGATGGGCGCATTGAATATAGCGATAATGATAGATTTGTATGCTGTACGACGGATGGTGGAACGTATCATTACAGATTTATTGAAAAGATAGCAACCGAATATGTTGGTAAAATTACGATGCCATATAGTCCTTTATCAAAACCAATCTATGTATACGCCAATGATTATTTATATAATCCGGATAATGGTGATTTTGATACTATAAGCATATTATCTATAGATACGCCAGATAGAGGAGTAATCGAAGTTAATAGATATTTTAAATTTGATGAACAGGATTATAAATGGATTGAAATTGATAAAGTGACATTTGATAAACGCGTTGAAGTTCATGAGCAAAGATCAAAGGAGAGTAGAAAATGATTAAATTAAATATACGCTAATTATACAGTCTATTTAATGAAAGGAGACGTGTAATATGAATGAAACATTTTATAAAATAGTATACAACTATGAAAGGGTGCCAAAATTTTTACAGAAAAGTATGGCAGAATGGTTTATGAAACATAGATCAAAGGTGGTTAATATATATAAGGAACATATATCTAAAATAAATTCAGAATACGATTCACTTGGTAAACCGATGGTAGATGGTGATAATGAATGGAATATCAATACTGAATATGGAAGATTTATTCGTTCAAAAATGAGACCACATCTTAGATCAATTAATAAACAATTCATAATTTTTCAGTATGATATTGATGATATTGGCGATATAATTGCATACGTTAAAGGTATAAAAAATTCAAAGTTATACATCGAACTGATAGAGTCTAAAAAATAGACTCTTTTTATTTTTATATAAAAAGGAGAGTAGAAAATGATTAAATTAAAACATGTAGTAGAACTAAGTACTGATCAAATGATGTTTGTTATTGAGGGTATGAGAAATCCAATGAATAGTTGGCGTAAAAGAGATAGTGAAATATATTTTGAAGGTGATCAAGATCATATTTGCACAGCTCAATATTGGGGTGATGTCGATTTAAAAGAGGAATTACGTTTAGGTCCTAACGACAAGAACTTAATGAAAAAATTAGCTAAGGCTGGAACTGACCATCGTAAATTTATGAGAATGATGCCTGTTATGGTACGAATCACTGCGCCGTTGTATTGGTGGAAAGAATTTGATACTTATAAGGTTGGAACTGTTGCGAATAGCTGCTCAACAATGCATAAAATTACTGAGAAAGCGTTTAATTTGAAAGATTTTAGTCATGAACATTTAGATCATCTATCTTTACGATTATTAGAGGATGTTATTGTAAAATTAAATGCTAATAGAAATGAGTATTTAGAATATGTAAAAGACGATGATACAGATAGAACTAAAAAAGACTATTGGTGGCAATTAATTCAGTTGTTACCAAGTAGCTATAACCAAACTCGTAATGTTATGCTGAATTATGAAGTGTTGTATAACATATATCATGCTAGAAAAAATCATAAATTAGATGAATGGAGAGAATTCTGTAAGTGGATTGAAACTTTGGAATTCTCATTTTTAATTATAGGAGAAAAACATGATAATTAGAATGTTTATGAGTGTGCTTACTGGATTAGTTATCTATATAAAACGTGATGGTATTTTAAAATATTTAAACCTAACATTCACCACAATAAAAGACGTGATAATGTTTGATCTAGAATGCATAGAAAAAGACCATAAGTTAAATGCAGTGTTAGATATCATATTAGGTTTTATTGCATGCGTTTTCCTATTGATATTATTAGCAATTTGGATAGCTATTTATCCATTCTATTACGTATTTGACAAAGTGAATGAGTTTGTGGAGGAATATTAATGGTAGGCATATTTATAGCAGTTGTGATTGTTTTAATATGGTATAAGCTTTTTAATCTTTTACTGTATTTATTACTAGTCACATTATTATTTATGATTTTAAATTTGATATTTTATTAGGAGAAGAAAAATGCTAGATTTGATAATTGTAATTACAACGATGATTTGTGTATGGTATGGATATTGGTATTGTGCACTAATTGCATTATTCTTTGCTATTATTTTAGAATTAGTTACTTAGGAGGATTAATAATTATGGATATATTCTTATTTGGATTGGGACTGTAGGATATACGGTTAACGAATGTCCAGAAGTATTATTAGCATTAGGTATTATGGTAGTGATCGTATTGTGTTTAATAACATAGAATTGGAGGAATGATTATGGAAAATATTTATATCGTTGAAAAGATTTATAATGAAGAAAATAAAAAAGATGGTAATGCTCATCATAGAATTATAATGCATAAATATTTTAACAACATTATAGATTTATCGGAATATATTCAAAAAGATATTAACGAGGAGCATATTAAGCACTTCGAAGATTTAAATAAAGACTGCGATAAATTAAAATGCTTATTAAGTCAAGGAAAAATATCATTAGAAGAGTATTTAAAAAGATCAGGAGAAGGCACTTGGGCCGTTAACCGTGTTGATAATATAGGTATGAGATCTAGGTCGAATGGTTATCCATTCCTTTGGGAACGAATTCGTTTTAAACGTCCAATGTTAGAAAATGTAATGGTTATAGATTATGTGGTTCATGAAATCCCATACGGTAGACATTAAGGAGGTAAATAATTATTGGTTAGCGAAAAATACAACTTCTATTATGAAGGGAGTGATATTTTATGAATAAGAATTTATATTACGATACCATAGATTGTATGAAATTAATCAAAAAGAAGTATCCGTGGATACCTATATTTGTTATACGGAGAATTCTTTTTGCAGAGGAATTGTATATGCATAAAATTGGTATAATTGACAGGAAACCTGATTTAAAAAGCTGGCACTTTAAGAAATAAAAGATTAAAGGCTCAGATTTTACTCCGAGCCTTTAATCTTTTATATGTAATTAGGAGGTAAATGATTATGGATATTTGGGTTAGAAGTCAACATGGAAGTATATTAACAAAAGTTGATGGTATTTATATTCAAGAAAGAGGAATGAATGGAAGTTATATGTTCGATTTAATAGGTATACAACGCGGTGGTTCTACAATTAGATTGGGTAAATATCAATATAAAAGTAATGCTTATAATGCTTTAAAAGAATTTGAAAACTGGGTTATAAATACTAACAATATTTTTTTAGGTCACATGTCCTCTTCAGAAAGAACGATCATTAATAGCTATAGCATATTTCAAATTCCAGAGGATAAAGATGTTTGATTTATTTATGAGATATTGTCGGATGGTAAATTGTAAACCAACCTTACACTTAACACCAAAGTTTTGTAAGGATAATGATTTGACGGTATCTGAGTGCACATTTATATTTGATCATTTCAATCAGTTAAAAGAGGAGTATGGAAAATTATATTACGTTTCGAAGGGGCTTGAGAAAAAAGTCCCTTTTGAGTATTTAGAAGTTTTATATAAATTGTATGGAGGTAATTGAAGATGAAAGTTAGAGATTTTTATGAGTTGTCTGATTTTGGTACACGAGAAGAGATTTGCGTTATGGATGAAGAAGGTCATGAAACTATATTTGAAGGTTATAAACATACTTATTATGACGAGAAAAAGAACAAACATATTGATGAATGGCCTGAGGAAATTCTAAATATGGAAGTTGTAGCTATTTTCCATGCCGGTGATTTTTGCGTAATCGAGTTATGGACTAAAGGAGAGAAAGAAAATGAAAGTAATTGATTTATTAGAAAAACTATATATCGAAGATATTGAGTACATTGATATTTTCTCAGAAGATGATGATGGTTTATGTGGTGTTTTACATCCTGAAAGATGGCGTGAATTCTTAACGGAAAAAGTTTTAAATTCAGAAGTGTTTAAATTTTCGCCAAATGACACAAGCAGTGAACCTGGACTAAACATTTATATTAAGGATGAAGAAACTTGTAATGACATTTATAAAGACAAATTTGAGAAAAAGCATGATGATAGTGTGGATTCATTAATATTTGCGAAAAAAGAGCTTGATAAGGTTATTATAAAACAAAAATCATTAGTGGATGAAATTAAGGCAATTTTTAGAGACGGTTTTGTATCTTCGATAAACTTATTCTTTAGACCAAATGAAACTCATGTACATGTAATTGTTGATGATACATATGGTAGAAGCAATTCTATAGACTTACCGTTTGGTGTTTCGGATGCGCATATTTTAGATACAATAAACGACCAAATCGAATTTCTTAAAAAAGGAGGTAAATAAAATGGGAATGAAAAATATTAGAGTGAAAGATGTACTAGATATATTTGATGATGGAGATTATACCAATATAGATGCGATTACTGTCACTACACAAGATGGAGAGCACCCTTTAATGAAATGTACTTTTAGAAGCTGGGGAATATTGCATCTCATATTTTAGAACGTAATGTGCTTAATTGTGCGGTTTGTGTTTATAATGGTGATATAACCCTAAAAATTTATGTAGAGGAATAATGTAATGATTACTTTATTGTTACTATTAGGTTCTATTACATTTTTACGAATTCTAATTGGTATATTTGGACCGATTGAGTATTTAGAAGTTTTACATCAATTGTATGGGGGAGAAAAAGAAAAATGGAAAAAATTAAAGTAAAAGATTTATTAGAATTATTTGAAAATGGTAAATATTCGAATCCAGATTCACTTATAATCATATCAGATTTAACTAACATTACTCTAATGGAATGTAAATTCAAAAATTGGAATAATATCGATAGGCTGATATTAGACCTTAAAGTTAATGGATGTAATGTAACGGGCGATAGTTATATCAAGACTTTAATCATTAATACTGGTGAACTATCATGAAAGAAAGTGAGTTTAAGTTAATTGATATTTACAATTGGATAAATACAAAGATTGAGGCTGGTAAATAATCCAGTCTCTTTTTATTTATATTTTTGAAAGGTGTGAAGATTATGAAATTAGTAAAGAAAATTATTATAGTTGTCGTTGTTGTTTGGTTGATATTTGGATGGTTGTTAGGAGTATCGTGTTCTAATTTAAATAAAGTTTACGCGTTAGATAGCGTTGAAGAAAATGTAGTAAAAATGAATATTGATGATGCTGACTCTTTTACTGTTAGCAAAGTTGATGAAAAAAAGATTGAGAGGGAGTGTCCCACCGATAAGTTGGTTGAGAACGTTTCGAGAGAGACCGATCAAATAGAACAAGAACCAACACAAGAAGACGTTGCTGAGAATACTGAACCTATTGAAATTTGGATTCCAGAAGAACCTGAAGATAATATTGTGGAATTGACACCTGTTGAACAAATTGCTGCAGGTGGATCGATGGAAGAGAAAATTAGAATTGCCTGTGATATTTATGGAGCTGATTACAATATTACTTTAGCTATTGGTCGTTATGAAACTGGATGGTGGAGTTCATATGCTTGCACAGTTAAGAATAATCCGGGCGGTATGAGTAGAAATGAAGTTCCTATTTATTATGACACTATCGATGAGGGAATTGATGCGTGGGTGCAGAACTTAGCTAATAATTACTTTGCTATTGGGTTAGATACACCTGAGAAAATAGCAGAAAAATATTGCCCTAATAATAGTGGGTATGCAAGTTATTTAAGAAAGATGATGAGTTATGGAGGATAAGAGATGTTCTTGATGATTTCTAGCGGGATATATTTAATTTTAATATTAACTGGTGTGTTACATGGTAATGCAAATCAAATACTATTAGCGTAGATTTCGTTTTGCGCTGGGTATATTTGCTGGCATATTGATGGATTGAGATAGGGGTGAATTGTATGGAAGAAATAAAAATAGCAATAAGATTCGTTACTATGATTTTAGGTATTGCTTTATATGCATCTATTTGGTCGTATTTAGGGATACATAAAGATGAAATATTAGCAAAAAATAGATACGTTTTATGGTCATGGATATTTATTAACGTATTTGTGTTAATTATGATTATTTTTTGGGCATTTAGTTAGGAGGAAAGAAAATGAGTAAAGTTAAAGAATATTATGATGGTCTTAGTAGATATTTATGCTATTTATTAAGGCATCATCCTGAAGGTTTGCATATGGATGAATACGGTTATGTATTAGTTGATGAATTGGTTGAGAAAATCAACGCTAAGAAAGGATATAAAGTAACTAAAGCGGATATATATCAGATTGAACAATGTGATGAAAAGAAAAGATATAAGATAGTTGATTCGTTTAAAGGAAAGATGATCAAATGTAATCAAGGCCATTCTATTCCTTGGGTTCGCACTGAGTTACATTATAATATTACATCACCAAAATATCTATATCATGGCACAACTAGAAAAGCGTATCATTATATAATGCGTGACGGAATGATAAAAGAAATGGATAGACAATTTGTCCACCTTACTGCTGATTTGGATATAGCTTGGAAATCAGCTAAAAGATGGAAAGATGAACAACCTGTCGTTTTAGTTATTGATACCAAACGTTGTAGAAAAAATGGATTGTGGTTTGGTGTTACTGATAATGATGTTTGGGGTGCAGAAGGTTGCATTATTCCAGCAAATTTTATTGCTAATGTGTTATATAAACAAAAGAAAGAATTTGAAGATTTTGAAGTTAAGTTTGAGAACAGCACTATATGTCATGGAGGATTTTCATCATGGTGTTGTATTACCGATAAGAATGGTGAAAAGAGACTTCTTAGAAGAGAGTCTGGTTGGTGGGGCGATGGCTTACTTGAAGCGCTTGATGGTGAGATAAAAGGTATCGTGCAATGGCTAGATCACCATTATTATTTAAGTGATGATGATAAAAAAGCTATTGGCGAGAAGATGATTGATGCTTATGAAAAATGGGAAAAGGAGCATGAATGATGGAAGAGTTTTTATTGCTACTAGTGGTCGTAATTGTTGTATTAGGTTTTGCAGAGTATTTGGATAGATAGGAAAACGATAGGAGAGATGAGATTATGGAAAGAAAAGTTTGGACTAAAGATGAATTTTTAAATAAGTATGACGAATTGAGAAGTCAAGGTTTGGATTGGATAGAAATAAAAGAACGATTTGATATGGATTATATGACCATTGATAATTTTAGGGATTTACGTAAATATTTTATACTTTTTTCAGATGATAAATATATGAATAAAATTATCCAACGACTTAAAAAGAGTATTAATGAAGTTGGAGCAATGTATATAAATAAAAAACTTTGGTCACCAGTTGATCCATTATGTGCTCTTGATATGGCAGTTGCAGTTTTAAAAAATGAAGGTTATGAAGAGTGGTTTATGTGTATTGGTAAGAGTGAAGAAGAGAAAATGACATATCGTTTGCTAGCATCTCCAAAAATTGGTGATGTAAATATTTTAGAATTTGTTAAGAAAACGGGGCACTTAGTAGTTGATAAATCTTAAAAATAACGGTCATTTTTGTGACCACTTTTATATTTCAAAAGTGGGCTTTTGGTCAGTTTTTGGCCACTTTTATATTTTTATGGTCAGTTTTTTGAGTGAAAATGGTCGATTTTAACGATTTTTGTGGTCATTTGCCCACTTTTTGCCCACTTTTATTTTAAAACCGGGCAGTGAAAAACCTTGATATAATCAGCGTTTTTTCGATTTTTGCCCACTTGCCCACTTTTTTCTCTTACTTTTATAGAAAAATTTAATAAAATATAAAAAGTTTTACAAATAAAAGTGGGCTTTTGACCATAAGTTGAATTTTGTGGTTTTTCAAAGATGTTTTGAAGTTAGGAGATTATTATGTTTAGACTTATATTTTATGGCTGATTGATATATAATTATCAAAAGGAGATGATTTTCAATGTCGCAGATTATTAAAACGGAACAGGGGTTTGATGTATTAGATGATGATGGCGAAATTATCGGTAAAGGTTTTAGCAATGAATTTTTAAGTAACTATTCTGAAGCGTCAGATGAGCAAGGTCTTTCGGTTCTTTGTCCACTTTGTGACGACCAATTACATTTTAATGAAGCGGAAAATTTTTTTGTATGTTTAGGATGTGGATATGAAATGAGCCGACAAGATTTTTTGGAATATATAAACGCTGATGTTCCAGGTGAAGAATGCTTAACATGCGATAGTTTATATCCTGGATGCACGTGGTGCACTTATGGATACGTTAAAGACGAAGATGAATTTTAATAATTATGAGTTAAGAGTCTAATATTTAGGCTCTTTTCTTTTTGCGCGAAAAATACAAGGACTATTATAGGGGAGAGAGACAATACGTTTAAATTGTTCTCTCTTTTTTATTTTATTAGTGAATTTAAGGAGAGAAGAATGGCTAATAAAGAAAACAAATTTCAGGCTGATCTTATAAAAGAACTTAAGCAGTTATTTCCTGGATGCATCATTTTGAAAAACGATGCGAACTATATACAAGGAATACCTGATTTGACAATCTTTTATAACGACCGTTGGGCAGTACTAGAATGTAAGAAAAACAGAACCGCCAGCCATAGACCAAATCAAGATTATTATGTAAAGAAAATGGATGATATGTCTTTTGCAAGATTTATCTATCCAGAAAACAAGGAGGAGATTATTAATGAGCTTCAACAAGCATTTCGAATTAGAAGGTAAGCACGCGTTTCTTAGTGCGAGCAATTATCGTTGGCTTAAATATGACAAAAATAAGTTGATTGATATTTATAACGCTCGACAAGCGATTGAACGTGGAACTAAATTGCATGAATATGCGGCTACAGCGATTAGACTAAAAAGAAAACAACCAAAAACAAAAGAAACAGTTTGTATGCATATTAATGATGCTATTGGTTTTAGAATGGAACCTGAAGTAGTTCTTAAGTATTCTCTAAATTGTTTTGGGACTGCTGATGCAATATGCTTCAGAAATAAGACATTAAGAATCCACGATTTAAAGACTGGAGAATCTCCAGCTAAAATGGATCAGCTGATGATTTACGCTGCTTTATATTGTTTGGAGTATGATGTGAATCCTTGCGATATTAAAACTGTCTTGCGTATTTATCAGTTTAATAATTTTATGGAGTATGAACCAGAACCTAATGAGATTAAAGAAATCATAGATATCATCATTGAATTTGATGGTGTTATTGACCAAGTGAAACGAGGTGAAATCTAAGATGGATGAAGAATATGTATTTAAAATTCCAATTGGAGAAGTTACTGAAGTTTTAGAAGATGAGCTAGAACATTATGGTATGCCTAGACGAAGTGGTCGATATCCTTGGGGTTCAGGCGATACTCCATATCAACATGGAGGTCCGTATTCGGCCAATGATTTCGTTCAAAGAATAAACGAACTAAAATCAGAAGGAGTTACTTCAAAAGAGATTGCCGATTATTTTGGTGTTACAACTACTGCTTTGAGAGCACAAGAGTCAATTGCTAAAAACGAAATTAGAAACATCAAAGTTGATACAGCTAAAGCATTAAAAGAAAAAGGTTTTAACACATATCAAATAGCAGATAAAATGGGAATCGCTGAAAGTTCAGTTAGATCCCTTTTAAATTCTCAAACCGAAGCAAGAAGTAATAAAGCTCAGAAGACTGCTGATTTCTTGAAGAAGAAAGTTAATGAAAAAGGCATGATTGATGTTGGTACAGGAGTTGAACTGTCTCTAAACATATCAAAAGAAAAATTAAAAGAGAGTTTATATTTGCTTGAGAATGAAGGATATAAAGTTTACAAAGGACAAATGCCACAAGTAACCAATAAAGGTAAATATACAACCATCAAAATATTATGCCCACCAGGAACAGAATATAAAGATATTTATAATTTCGATAAAATTAATTCATTGGAAGATTATATTTCTTACGATAACGGCGAATCATTTAAACCAGCTTTTGCATATCCAAGTAGCATGAATTCAAAACGATTAGCTATTAGATATGCAGAAGAAGGCGGTACGGACAGAGATGGACTGATTGAGCTTAGACCTGGTGTTAAAGATTTAGATTTAGGTGGATCAATGTATGCCCAAGTTCGAATCTTGGTTGATAACAAAAAGTATATTAAAGGTATGGCTGTATATTCTGATGATTTACCAGACGGTATCGATGTTAGATTTAATACCAATAAGAGTAAATCAAAAAGCAAAATGGAATGCCTTAAAGATATTAAGGACGATCCACACAATCCGTTTGGTTCATTAATTAAAGAACGAGGTGGACAAAGTTATTATATCGATAAAAATGGTAAAGAACATTTATCTTTAATCAATAAAAGAGCAGAAGAAGGAGATTGGAATGAATGGGCTAAAAAGATTTCAGGTCAAGTCTTATCAAAACAAACTCCTGGTACAGCAAAAACACAATTAGATTTAACGCTTGCAGAAAAGAAATTAGAATTTGACAACATTTGTGCACTTACAAACCCGGTATTAAAGAAAAGCTTATTAAAATCTTTTGCTGACGATTGTGATGCAGGTGCAGTGCACTTAAAAGCTACAGCATTTCCTAGACAAAAGACTCACGTCTTACTTCCTTTAACTACTATCAAAGACAACGAAGTTTACGCGCCATTCTATAAGAATGGAGAAAAGATAGCATTAATTCGTTATCCTCATGCTGGTACATTTGAAATACCTATTCTTACAGTTAATAATAAGAATGCAGAAGGAAAGAAAATGATGGGAACAACACCATTAGATGCTATTGGTATCAATAGTAAAACAGCAGGAATACTATCGGGTGCTGACTTTGATGGTGACACTGTTACAACAATACCTTTATCTGGCAAAGTAAAGATTACTTCGACTAGACCTTTAGATGGATTGAAAAATTTTGATCCTAAAGATGCTTATCCAAAACGAGAAGGCATGAAGATTATGTCTGAAAAACAAAAGCAAATTGAAATGGGTGTAACATCTAACCTGATTACTGATATGACAATTAAAGGTGCCACTGATAAAGAATTAGCACGTGCAGTAAGACATTCAATGGTTGTAATTGATGCAGTTAAGCATGAGTTAGATTATAAGAAATCAGAACAAGACAATGGTGTTTCT